TATAATAAGTATATACAAATCATTCACACCTAAAAGCATTATGACTACATGGGCAGTTCAACCTTCAGACTACGGAAACGAAGTCAAGATCTGGGCAGACGTATTCGACGGATCACACTTCCCACAGGCAAAGGCACACGCTGAGAGAACAGCACAACAACTAGACAGACCAGTTACAATNTGGAAAGTCGGTTCTATCTCAGAATTCAAGTGGATGGAGGTTAAGTAATGAAGTGGGAAAGAACACTAACAATGAACGAGGGCGAAGAGTCCGCTCTCGTTACTATGGCGAGATTCTTCATTGATAACGGTTGGATAGATGACGAATCACAGGAAGACTTCGACTCACTCATTGAGAAGATTTGCGAACCCGCACCGTGGGATTACGACCCAAAGACTACGTAACGTATTGTTACAGTATGGGGATATATCCACACTATCCCCACATAATCCTTTATAATAAGGACATACACAAACATTTACATCACATTAGATTATGTTCATTGAAAGATTCGTTGAGGTTCCCAACACAAATATACAGGAACCAATCCTAGCAAGTCAGTTTGCTGATGAGTTATGCTTAAGCATATCCGAAGACTATGGTTATGCNGAGGTCGTATGGTATGCNCTNAATGGCACTCGTGTTGTAGAGGGGTCATATGGCAACCCTGCTCTAGTAGGGGGTGTATAAGATGTCCTTTTTTAAACACGTTCAATTACACAAATACGACTTGACAGACAAAGGTGTTTCTCAGGCATGCTATGACGAAATCGTAGCAAGTGGAAGCAAGGCATCAGAGACAGAGTTGAGAATTCTTGCTGATCACATGCGTGAAGAGTTCAAGGACTACATGCGTCCTCTCTTCGCGTAGGGGGGGTTATATGACTACGGGGTTAACTATGGAGTTATACAGAGATATAGTATATACTGAGTATATGCTAGAGCATGACCTGACATACACACAGATGTGTGAGCAGCAGCATGTAGATGAGATGCTCAAGCGTGTTGCTCACATGGAGTGGCAGGATGAGCAGCGTGCAGCATGGATGGCAGGAGACACACCACAGTACACAGTCCCCGAAGACTGTCCATTCTAGGAACGTGGCAGTGTGTAGGCACGGGTAGAAGATCACCTCTCGGATGTTGTTAAGTCACAGGCGATGTGCACATCTTCTTTTAAGTCGAACCTCTACACACATAAGACCACCCACCTAACCAGTCGCGGGGGCGGGGGGTCGTTTAAAGGAGTCCCAGAGCGATAAGCTATAAAGTCTTGCATCCGCGAGCGTGATATAAAATATAAAATTTTCCAAAAATATTTTCTCAGGTAAAAATGCATACTAAGATTTTCTCAAGTCCAACCACAAATGTATATCTCTTTACGATTCTCAATGATAGGGATGTAAAAGAGTTCTGGGGAATGTCACAGACTCATATTGCTATCCGAGAGTTTGTGGCACAGCAACCTTTGAACTGTATGAAACCTATGACGATTCATTGGAACAAGTCAAACACTGCATCTCATACAGTAGTTGCAGTATCTACAAAACGTATTGGAGTCGATATTGAATATAAAAGAGAACGTCGCTTTGAGAAGATCTCTCGGAGATACTTCCATGAGCATGAGATTACTGATAACATGGAGATCTTCTATGATCTATGGTGTCAGAAAGAAGCATACACCAAGTGGAAGAAAGGAAAGATTGCAGAGAATCTAAGAGCAGACATAGANAGACCNATGATAAGACTAGATGAGTTACCAGACAATGTTGTAGGATATCTCTGCACTTGACAATATCTTGAAACGCTGATACAATAAATACTACACCACCGCTTTACACCCATGCAATACGTCTTATACAACGAACACTTCGATGAAGTCGGAACGTTCCATAGTATAGAGCAGATGCGAAACTTTCTATGTGAGAGAAAGTATGACATTGGCGATAAGACATACATGGAAGATACATTTGATCACATTAAGGCAATCAAGTGGCATTGGGACATCAAACAGAACTAGGAGGAACATGTCAGGCGACTACCACACTCATACAGATAGGAAGTACGACGAAATAATAGAAAGACTTGAAGCACTGGAGAGAAGAGTTGCTTCGAGTAAACTTATGATGAAGAGAGATACTGACGGAAACTACGAGAGACTCGTAGATGTTGTGCTTGAGCACGATAAGACGATAACAGAGATAGTCGANCATACTGTCGGTCAATTGAATGAAGGTGATACTAATTGGTAGACTCTGCATTGTTATTACGGATATACTTACAGGTAACTCAGAAACCGATTGAGTATCCTCCGAGTCGTAGGCATTATAACCATCATACATATGGGTAAAAAAATCGCGTCGTAACCCCGCGTAGGTCTCTAAATATATGTGAAGTATTATGATTAATCCAATGGACGACTTGAAAGGAAAGTTCGTAGTAAAGGACGAGGGTAAACTCCTCGAATTCGATAGGTGTGGTGACTTGCCAGATGAGTTTGATCATTTGATCGAGTTTAACCCTACACCGCCCGAACCACCTCATACAGTTAATGACCATGTTGAAATGAGCAAGTATTCTGAATACTTAAGAGTCATCGCATCAAGGGAGAGAAAGTAATGCCCGCAGTTACACGTATAGGAGACGCAGATGTAGCACACTGTTCTGGTATGACCAGAAGCGGTGGTTCTTCCGACGTCTTTTGTAATGGTATAGGCATCTCTCGTCAGGGAGATAACAACACAACACATCTATTTCCTCCTCCTGCTCCAGTATGTCCTCCACATGCTAAACCAATTGCAACAGGAAGTAGTACAGTCTTTGTTAATGGCAAAGGTTGTGGTAGAGTAGGAGATGGAATTAGCGGTTGCACATCAGTTGCAGCTGGATCACCAAACGTATTCGCAGGATGAATTAATTATGGCAATGAGATGGAACATGGGTAACACCATTGAATCGAAACCAAAGAAAACAGCACAAGGTCGTGGTCAACACACGAAGTATAGTGCCACGTCTAGGAACAAGGCAAAGAAGAGGTATCGTGGGCAAGGCAAATAGAATAGTTGACGGTAAAAGGAATGCTAACATTCCAGTTGATATGTCTGATCACTTTTACGATCATGGTAATGAGTACTGTAGATACTTAATTACCGACCCTCGTAGTGACAGACAGGGTAAGAAACGTAAACCATTCGAGAAACGAGTATAAATACATTGATGAAGGTATACTACGTTCTCAATGGCATTGATATCAAAGTCTTTTAGAGACTTTTCCCTTACATTTGAAAAGAATGCAGTGACGAATGATATTTTGTCACTTAAGAACGAAGCTGCCATTAAAGCATCTGTTAAAAATATAGTTCTCTATAATTTTTACGAAAAACCTTTTGATCCATTCTTCGGTGGTAACATTATTGGATTATTATTTGAGAACTCTACCCCTACATTAGGAATAGAGGTGGAGAATCGTATTAGGACTGCAGTAGAGGTGCATGAACCTCGTGTGACAGCAGTTTCTGTAGAAGTTGACTTTACTGAAGATCAAAATGAGTTGAATTGTTCTGTCAGTTACTTGATTTTAGGAATCAATCCTAAATTTGATGATGTTAGCGTAATATTTAAACCATAATGGCATTTAATCAAGTTAATAGTCTTGAGTTTAACGAAATCAAGGCACAAATTAAAGAATATTTGAGGTCACAGTCGCAATTTAGCGATTATGACTTTGAAGGTCGTCTCTTACAGTATTAATTGACACTTTAGCATACAATACTTACTATACAGCAGTAAATGCCAACCTTGCAGTCAATGAAGGGTTCTTAGAAACCGCAGTTTTGCGTGAAAACGTCGTAAAACTTGCAAGAATGATTGGTTACACTCCAAAATCAGCAAGAAGTGCAAGAACAGTCGTAGATATTTCAGTACAAACAGCATTTCCTTACCCAAAATCAGTTACAATTGCTGCAGGATTGGTTTTAAACTATACAGGACTCGATAATAACAACTTTGTTTTCTCAATTCCAACTGATACATCACAATCTGTAGACAGTTTGACTGGAATTGCGTCATTCCAAAACATAACTTTATTTGAAGGACTATACTTACAGGATACTTTTGTAAAAAATACATCACAGAGACAGAGATTTATACTTACAAACGAAAGAGTTGATACATCTTCTATGATTGTACAGGTAACTTCTGGAACAATTACAGAAAAATACCTACAAGCAACTGATGTTACAAAGATAGATTCTACATCTAAGGTATTTTTCCTAGAAGAAAGTGAATATCAGATACCAGAAATACTATTTGGAGACGGTGTTGTAGGAAAAGCACTGTTAAATGGAGACGTTGTGACTGTAAAATACACGACATCTGCAGGAAGAGGTGCAAACGGACTGAAAGTTTTTGAAAATATTGGAACTTACCGTGATAATTTGAACAATGCAATCACTTCTGGTATTACAGTTAACGCAATTTCGTTCCCAGATGGCGGTGCAGAACCAGAATCTACAGAATCTATCAAATTTTCTGCTCCAAAATTCTATTCTGCGTTCGGTAGAGCAGTTTCTACGCAGGATTACGAAGCAATTATACCGCAAATCTATCCAAACGTCGCATCAATCTCATGTTACGGTGGAGAAGAAGCGGAACCTCCCGAATTTGGTAAGGTATTTTTGGCAATCAAACCAAAAAATGCTGATAAATTATCTCTTTCTGAGAAAAATTCTGTTTTAAAGAGATTAAAAGAGTATTCTATCGCTGCAATTCAACCTACAATCATTGATCCATCAATATTGTACATTGATTTGAACAGTTTTGTGTATTACAATCCCAATAATACACGTAAAACTCCTGCAGAAGTTAAGAATTTGGTGATTACAACACTTACTGCACTTAATGCTAGTGGTGAGTTTAATAAATTTGGCGGTAAATTCAAATACTCTAAGATCCAAAACATCATTGACCAAGCAGAAAGGTCAATTACCTCTAACATTACAAAAATTGTAATGAGAAAGAACATTTCTGTTGACCTAAACACTCGTGTTAACTACAAGATATGCTACGGTAACAGAATTAATCAACAAACATCTACTAATCCATCTGTAATGTCCAGTGGATTTAAGGTTGTTGGTGATGATGTCAATACTTACTTCCTAAATGACGATGCTAACGGAGCATTGAGACTTTACTATGTTAAAGGAACTGGTGAATTTGAATATATTGACGGATTGTGGGGATCTGTAGATTATGATATGGGAGAGATTGTAATTAATGACTTGATAATACAATCTAC